ATAATCGTTCCGTCAAACATAGCACTTTGGATTTCTCCTTGTTTAATAAACCCTTTTTGTTCTAATTGAATTACTTGTTTTGTTAATCCTTTTAATGTAAATGCTGTTGCTACTTTAATTTTGTCCTTAGGTTTTCTGTTAAATAATTTCATTTATTTTTTCACCAAAACTTTCTATTTTCATGTCTTCGTAATTAATTATCAAAAACATTCCATTCATTTATCGTAAATAATTCAAAGCCTTTTAGCTTACTTTGTTTTTCAATTTCCACTTGATTTCTATCTAGGTCTGTCAGCAGTTCAATTACAGGCATACCGTTGTCAAGCCACCTGATGACTGTATTAGCTTTAAGTCCGAAATACTTAGCACATTGAGCCTTACAACTAAAGTGTAGTTCTTCTTCCGTCATAGGGTTATAAGCTACTACCTTTATAGCTTTTTGCATTTCCGTTATTTAACCTCCTTTTCTATAAGACTATAATATCAAAAAAAGTTCACACTGTCAAACATTAACTATTTTTGATTATTTTATTCCTTCCCAGCGTTCAAAATCATCAGCTAGTTCTTGTATAAAGCCCATAATATCGTCAGTAGTGTACTCTGTAAGCTCATTCTCGTTACTTAAGTTAGCAAGTTCTTTGGCATAGTCTAAGGCTTTTTTATAGTCCTTGTCGTAGCTTTCACCATCTTTCTTGCCAGCTCTCACTAGATACTTCAATACCTGCATTGTATACCAGCCAACAAGCTCTTTGTAGTTAAAATTATGTTTCAAGTATTCGTTAAGTTCCACACCGTATTCGTTGGCATAGTGCCGATTTTCTTTTAAGTTCATTAGATGTTACCTCCAAGCCATGTAATAAGCAACGTTGCGATTATACCTATCCAAGTGATAGCGATAAGTGTAAAGCCGACACCTGCAACCATCATTAAAGTTTTTACTGTATCTTTCATTTTGTCCTCCTCTATTTATAACTCTATTCTATCAAATTACTTTTACTTTGTCAAACATTAACTGTTCTTTGTCTTTCTAGTTTGATAAAATTTATTCCATTTTTCTATAAGTTCCAGCAACTTAGGTTCATCATATTCGGTAAATAGTTCAACCTGTGATGTAAACCAGCAGTGCAAACAGCGATCGCAACTATAACAGACGTTTGTATATCCTCTGCAATCTTTGCAAACTCCTAAACCGTCACTCGTTGGAATATCGAAGCAATGGCAATATTTTTTGTCGTTAAAGTATTTACTCATCTATTTACTTCCTTTCGTTTTAATCAGGTCAACTAATGCAAAAAAAGCATATAGTCCAATTCCGACTAGTGCTATTATAACAAAAAAACTCTAAGCTGTCAAGCCTAAAGTCATTTTCAATTTTAATCTTTTACCGTAAAATATTTTTCGCAATCAAAGCATTCAAATGATACATAATCATTATTATAATCGCGAGAAATCACATTTTTGCTATTACAATGAACACACTCTATAATATTATCCATTTAAGCCTCTTTCAATTTATTTTTGAACCAAATGATTCGTTCTTTGAACCAAGCGTCAACTCCTTCAGGTCGTAGCCATTTACCTTGCTTCACACCGTTCTTTTCCATGAACTCAATCACTTTAGTTGGAGTTTCTAGGTCGTCCCACATAGTATATTGTTTTGCTGAATGGTATTTACTAAACATTTCAAGAGTTTCGATGTAACTATCTTTCAGAAGATCCGTATCAAGCAATTTTTGGGCTTTCTCAGCACGTTTAGCGAGTCGTTCGTTAGCTTGTTCCAGTTGTTCCTTTTGTCGCTGTAAGCTCAAGTTATGATTGATGTAAGCAATTTGCTGTGCATGTCGTCCAAGTTTGCCTTGAGTGTTAAGCTCAATCAGTTTAGCCATTCCCTCGCCAAGAATTTCATCAGGAGAAAAGTTATACTTGTATTTCTTGTTTGTGTTTCGTACGTAGTTGTCAAGCGTTTGTTTAATTTTAAGTTTTTTGTGTAATTCTCTTAATGTTGTCATAATACTCCTTCATATATTTTACCAAACTTCAAAGCGTTAACTTTAACTAACTGCTTCAATTCTGATATAAATTGCTGTTCTCCGTCAAAGTCAAATGGCATTGATACATTTTCCTTGATCCAAGTGAAAGCTCCGTCAAAGTCTTGTCTTAGTAAGCTCATCTTATCCACGATGTCGATAATTTGCTCTCTCTCTTCTGCTGTATACATAAAACCAACTTTCTAGAAAGGCAAATCTTCCGTATTTACTTCAATCGGTTCAGAACCACCAAATAAGTCTTGCTTAGCTTGTGATTGACTACTATTATCATTAGAGATAAACACTTTTTCAACAGTAGGGAAAACAAAGTTATAGTTTACGTATTCGCCTGATTCCTTAGCTTGTACGCGACCGCTGACCGTTACGATGTCCCCTAATTGAATGAAGTCAGGCAAGAAAGCCGAACCGTACGCGACTTTTACATTCGAACCTTTTTCTTTTTCAAACAAAGGAACTGAAATAATTTTCTTATCGCCTTTTGCTGTGTTTACTGTTCGAGTATTTTTTTCGTTTACTTTTGTTGTAACTGTGATAATTGCCATTTTTTATTTTCCCTCTGTCGCTTTCCAAATTGTCATAATATCAAAGATTTCTTTTTTAGTCTTTGTTTTAAGTAGTTCCATATTAGGATATCCAAGTTCTTCAGCTCGTTTTAGCGCTGGCTGGATCTCTCTAAGTCGTTGCTTTTCTGCTTCCAGTTCTTTCTGCTCTTCTGTCATGTCAGGAAGGTCTTCATTTGCGTAGATGTATAGCCCTAAACCATGACGAGCGATTGCCTTAACTAGTCCGCGTTGAATGGCTTTATTTACGTCCATTGAAGTCAGTTTTTCAAGCGGAATTGACTGGTTGCGATAGTCCATCACAGGTAGATACTCAATATGCTCTAAGCCCTCAATAGTCATCCCAACTTTAACCCAAGCTGTGCGACCGTCTGTGTGGTAGTTTAACCCTTGTTCATTTTCATAAACTTTACTGTTAGCTTCAGGATAAACTTTTTTAACTTCAGACCAAGCAAACGCCCAACTGAGATAATCAAGGTTGTTTTTTTTACTTTTCTTGTCATTTACATTAATGACACTTAATTTTTCAAATACGCTCATTTTCTTCTCCACTTAAATCCGCCCGCGCTTTTTAGTTTTCCGTTACAACATTTGCTTATACTTTCGTTTGGAATTCCTGTTTCTCGTTCTGCTTGTCTCATTGATTTAAACACATTTAATATATTATCATTTAGGTCTAATTGAATAACTTTTTGGGAGAGTTTTTCAGCAGCCCTTTTTGTTCTAGTGCCGTGCACGAGGTTCTCTCTCGCAGTGCACCATTCAAGATTGCTTAAGTCGTTATTTAACTTGTTTTCATCAATATGATTTACTTGAGGCTTTCCTTCAGGGTTGTCTATAAAAGCGGTCGCTATAATTCTGTGCAAAAACAGTTTCTTCTTTTTATTATTTTCGTATAAGCCAAGCCTTAAATATCCATCTTTATCAGGCTGAGGTTTGAGTATTTTTCCACTTTTTATATTTCTGACCTTACCTAAATTAGACACTTCATAATTATCAAAGCCAACAATTTTAACAAAAGTTTCAACTTCGGTCATTTTCTACTCTTTCTACGATAAATACGTTCCCTTGTCTTGTAATTTCAATATTATACTTAAGCATAGGCAGGATCCAACCTTCGTCCCAATAATTCCACAAGTCATTTATTAAACCATACAGGCACTTATCAGGTTCTGCCCTATACTTTGTTTCGTTCATCTCTTCAAGCTCTTTAAATAACTTTCTAACGCCTCTAGCATAGTGTTTACTAGCTTTTTCTCTGGCCCTTGAACTTCTGTAGTTGTTTTCCATAAATAAAATTCCGAATGTCTTCTTTCTGTTGCTTTTCCTCTTTATCGGTCCAGCCAACTTTTTCGCCTTTTCTTTTGCCACTTTGATAAACTCGCCTGTTATCATCAGGAAAGCCATTTTTCTCAAAATACATTCGAGCATACTCAAAGTAGTTTAAGCTATTGATATACTGCTGACTATCTTTTTTATGATTATTATCAAGCGTTAGATGATATTTTTTTATTTATTTCTGCTTTTAATTGCAATGCTTTAATCAATGCACGCTTAGAATAGTCATTTTCGCAAGCTGTATGCAATTTTTTAGACTGTCTTACTAGAAATTCAGCACGGCCAAGCCATACTTTGAAAAGTTCATCATTATGCCATTCCGCTTTTACCATTTCATCTAATGCACGATATAGCCAGCCATACACTTCAGCGTGTAAATTAATTGCCTTGTTTTCATAATTAATCATTTTCTATTACCTTTCCTTGCTCTTTAGCTAAGTCTAAGAAAGCCTGTGCTGATTCCTTCGTTGTTTCGATTGGAGTTTCCTGTTTGACTTTTTCAACTAGTTCACTATCTGGCTCTTTTTTTGATTTATTGACGCAAGTAAATACTGAATCAACATAAGAAAAGTTTAAATCATCATCAAACTGGTAACCACGCGCTTTTACTGATAGCTTAGAGAAGTCGTTATGCTTGCCACGTTTAGGGCTTAGCATTAACATAAACTCTGCCCAAGCTGTAAGAGTAGAACCACCTAAGGCGTCACTAGGCTTTACCATATAGGCTTTATCGTCCATTGAGTTTGCATAAGCTGATTTGTTTGCATGAGCTACCAGTAAGAAAGTTACATCTTGAAAGAGCAACTTCAAGCGTGTAATTCTTCTAAGCATTGGCTCGAAGTCTTTACTGTAGATAATATCGCCATTTCTTAGCATGGTCATTAGGTTATCCAATATAACGAACTTGATATCATTTTCTTTGATGTACTCATATAGCAAATTCATGTGGTGGGAATCATCAAGCATAAACTCGCCACCCGTCAAAAAATGTAAGTCTTCTGGTGCATTATCTTTATTTCTAAGCCTTTTGTTTAGTTCTCTGTCCGTGTCCTCATTGTCGATGTATAGTGTCTTACTACGCTTTGTATCATAACCAAAAAAAGGTAGTCCTTGCGATACCATTAAAGCCATGTGCATTGCTAGAGAGCTTTTAAACGACTTAAACGGAGCTACAAGTATTCCAGCTTGTGAACTAGGCATTAACGTATCAATAAGCCAGTCATCTTTTAAATTTATTAAGTCTTCACGCTCTTTTAAGTGCTTGGCTGTCTGTACTTTATTAAATATGTTAGTCATTTTTTTCTCCTTTATTATATAATATCAAAAAAGACTTGAAAAGTCAAGCCTTAAGTTCATTTCTTTCTTTTATGAATTTGTTTATACTATCTTGATTTAATCGTTTAGATATTTTTCTTAGTTCATCATTAGTTTTAGCCATTTCACTTTTATTCTTTTTATTTT